GGTCGATGCCGATGATTGGTCTGACGTAAATATGGATTTAACACGCCCGGTTGGCAATGCACCCGTTTGGATTGGTTACGATCCATCAGGCCAAGGTGATGACGCGGCTGTGGTGGTGGCTCTTCCACCTAAACGTAAAGGCGGTGCATTTCGATTGGTTGAAAAATTGCGGTTATCAGGTGTTAGTTACCAAGGTCAATCTAATGAAATAAAAGCGCTTTGTGATAAATACAATGTCACTGAAATAGCAATGGACGTGTCAGGCATTGGCGGCGTTGTTGCCGAATTAGTTGAGGTGTATTTTCCACGTGTAACACTAATTCCGTACAGCATTAATACCAAGGCGCACATGACCTATAAGGCGCGTGAAGTTATCGGCGCAGGCCGATTACAGTTTGACGGGCTTTGGGATGATGTTATTCATGCGTTCCTAATGGTTAAACGTAGTGTTACTAAAAATAGTAATCAACCCACATTTACTGCAGCACGAACAAAAGAAACCTCTCATGCAGATTTAGCAATGGCCATCATGCAATTGTTAAGTTTAGAGGGTATTAATATTCACGAAGATGTCACACCAACAATATCGATTGGAGAGTAATCATGGAAAATTTAGGGCCCACTGTTGAATTTGGAAATCCTGAATCTATTTTAGCGTCAGATTTATTAGATTACGCAGAAACCGCGTTAGTTGATGGGTATTATGAACCGCCTGTTCCGCTTGATGGTCTAGCGAAAAGCTTACGGGCAAACACTATGCACTCAAGCGGCATTCATGTTAAACGTAATATGATCAGTGCGATCATAAAATTAACCGATGGCAAATTGAGCCGCAGGGATTTGGTGCGTTTTTTATTAGACCTTGGCACGTTCGCTAATGCCTATTTGTTAAAAGTAACCAGTGGAACTGGTGAGGTAACCTTTAAACATTTACCAGGTCTTTATATGCGACGACGCGAAAAGATTAATTGTTATTCTTATAAAACAGCTAATCAAACGATTGACTATAAAGAGGGGCAAGTTTTTCACTATTTTGATTATGATGTTACTCAAGAAATATATGGCGTTCCGCAATGGCTGGCTGCACTAAATTCCGTTTGGTTAAGTGAAGAGGCGGTTCTTTTTCGCCGTAAATATTATATCAACGGTGCTCATTCTGGTTTTTTACTTTACATGAACAACCCAAATTTAACCGAAGAACAAGAAAATGATATCAAACAAAAATTAAACAGTGCAAAAGGACTGGGTAATTTTAAAAATATGTTTGTTAACGGTAAGGGTAAAGATAAAGAAAAGCCTGAACTTATCCCCGTTGGTCAGCTAGACGCTAAAGATGAGTTTAGCAAAATGAAGAACGTAACCACAGGCGACATATTGGCGGCGCACCGTATACCACTTGATTTAATGAGTATTGTTCGTGAAGGGTTTAGTGGTGCAAGTGATTTAAACAAAGTTGATAAAATATTCTACAAAAACGAATTACGCCCAATAGGTGAGATGTTGTTAGAACTCAATGATTTTGCAGGCTTTGATGTAATTGAGATCAGAGAATATGAAGGGTTAGATTCATCTGATTAATAGTGTGGTTTTAGTGATAAAAAAGGGCTTTAAGCCCTTTTTTATTTTAACAATTCGGTTAATCCGTTGTGCTTATCTCTGCATTCGCCATACATTATGATTAGTTGTTTTTTCCAAAACAAATGACCTGCTTTTGTTCTGTCTGTTGGTTCTTCAATTTTAAGGCAAGGCTGTAATAACACTTGGTCTATTTGCTGTTTTGGTATTTCCGTTGGCGGCGTTGGTAAGTTCGGTGAGGATGAGCAACTCATCATCATCAAGCATGCAGCTATCATCATTATTTTTTTCAACATATTCAATTATCCGTTTTTCGATGGTTTGTAATTTGGGTTTTTGGGCTAATTGTTTTTCCCAGTATTTTTTTGATATTTGGTTATTACGTTGGTTCTTTTGATTAACTTCATTGATTGCGGCGGTGATTGCCATTTGTTTTTCTGTTAAGTATTTGAGTTCGGCTGCTGCATAGCCTTCGTCATATCCGGTTGATTTTACATAAAAATAAGCGGCAACCAATGCCATAATAATCATTATCGGTTTCTTTGCAGGGCCTGTTAAAAAACTAAATATTTTTAGCATTGCTTTTATCTCCTGTTTCCATATAGAACTTTGCAAAACCTACAAATGTTGCTGTGATCAGTCCGTATTGCGCTAGTGCTGTGGTGCTTTGTTCTGTCAGCGGTATTGAAAAAAAGTAGGTATTAAAACAATTCCACATATACGCCATGTAGAATGCTATTAAGCGTGGAAAAACACGCCAACGATTGAATATTTCTGGGGCTAACATTTTTATCCCCCTATTAATTCAAAATGCCACAAATCATCAAAGTTATTATCTTTGGTTTCAAAGTTCATATTCCAATCACCACCCCAACGCAGTTTTATGCCCATTTCATTGGCAACGCCCAATACAAAACCAGCAAATAACGTAACGCGTTCTCTGTCCTTCCAATCAATAGGATATGGCGCCGCATCAACAGCTAACGATGGCATTTGGTTGTGCTTGCCATCGGGGAACTTTAATTGACTTTTCCCTTGATCAAACAATTCATTTTGTCGTTTTTCAGGTCGATGACCTTCAATAATGGTGCAGTCAACTGTTTTAATAACCTGGTTAAAAACCTGCTGTAACAGTGGATGACATTGTGATAATCGAACTTGTGATGTGGTTGAGTATTTAGCCATTATTTAATCCATAAAAGTGATAATAATTTAATAACGATTGCAGCAATAAAAGTTCGAGTTAACCAAAGTTGGTTTGATTCCAAGTCAGTTAGTCTTTTGTCAATTTCTGCATTTTTTGTTCTTAAAGCCGTGAGTTTTCCATTAACTTTTTCGTGAAATATTTCATGGGCTTTTTGCATGCTTATTAATTGGTCTAACGAATCAGATACTTTATTTAAAATTTTTCTATCTTCTATTCGCCCTATTTTTAGCTCTTGAATATCTAGTTGGGTTTGAAGTGGATTGCCTGGCATCCGTTAACCTATTGAATAAAATATTTATTGATATTGTCAGAATAACTAAATCAATTTACGTGCGCGATTGGTTGAGTCTTTAATGTGTAGGTTTAAAATGACAATAAAATCCCATTAAAAAAGGCAGCGTTTAAGCTGCCTTTTTTAGTTGTTACGGCATTGGATAACGTTGTTTAATTTCTTCAACTTTTTCACGCCAAACAGTTTCTGATTCAATAGTTTTATCAAATTGCCACTCCATATAGAGACCATCAGCCTCTTGCGAGTAAGCAACCTTTCTTGCCGTGTTAACCGCCACTAACTCTTGAGAACGTTTCTCATTATCTATAACGTCATCAGGAATACCAATTTCTTTTAGCTGGATTTCTGAATAACCTTGATAAGTTGCGCCGCTATAAACAACTTTTTTTAAAATCATAATTTATCCTTAGGTTAATATTTTTACTGTGCCAGACGACATGTTAAATCCAGAAGTCCGATCAATTGAACGATCAAGATTTATTATTGACGTTGAGCCACTTCCTTTTGCAATGTACCCAGGCAAACCTTCAAATTGCGGAAGTTCTGCGCCAAATGATGAAAAATCAATAGAGTTATTAGCGGCCTCAAAAATCCCACGATTCACACTATCAAAGACGAATAACGGCAATCTAAATGTTAGCTTTCCGGAATTTCTAAATGCTGTATTATCTATGCTGGTAGATTCACTATTTCCTTCGAACGTTAAAATAAATCTATTAAAAAATAAATGTTTGTTCGTAGCAATATGAATTTTTGTGGCAATATCCGTTTTGTCAAAATGAATAATACTTGATTCAGATTCGGAATAAACCCCACTAGGGTAATGGTCTTGGTTTTTTCCATGCACATTTACTGTACTTGCTAATCCTGCTAATGCTTCGTCAACTATATATTTACCAACAGCAGCATGAATGTCCTGTTGTAACGCTCCACCTCCTAACTCAAGAGCACGTTTTATCGTTTTTACAGCATTATTCCAATTTAAACCATCATTGTCATCATTACCGTTAACCGCATCCATGTAATGCGTCAGCTTAGTATATTTTGAGTATACGAGGGGAAAAGCAGCGTTTAAATCTGAAATAGACTTATCAACTTTTTGATCAATTTCTCCAACTTTACCAATTATGGTTTCTCTCAATCTATCCGATGCGTGTAGTACATCAGCAAGGCTTTCTGTTGTTGTCATAATATTTCCAATAAAATATGTAAAGGGAATCGTTATTGATTTTTTTCAATATCCAAAATTCTAAATTCTTGAATTACCTGTCGATTCATTGTGTTTATTTGTGCTGTAGCTATCACTGCAAATTCCTTACAAAACGAGATTCCTAAATCTCCAGTGACATCTACGGTAATGCTATTTGGCGGCACAGAATCTAATACTAAATCAAAGCTTTCTATTACTTCAGAACCTGCACTTCCTGATTTGTACATAATGATGTGTACAGGGTCACTATCAACCGCAAACAATGTTCCATCTGATAAATAAAAACCAACTTCACGGCCTTTTATCTCGCCGTCTTCATCAAACAATGCAGTAAAGTGAACTTGATTTTCGCGTACTTTTTTTCCGCCATGAATTTGTACTTTTGCTATTTCATTTTGTAATTGGGTTTGTTCTTTATTTGGTTCATAACCATTTAGTCCAATGCCCACATGGGTTATTTTTAATGTTAAACCTTGCTGATCAGCATTAACCGCTTTGCTTAACCCTAAATTTGTAATTGTTAATGCCATTTTATGCTCTCATTACATGGTGATTTATTTGCAGAGTTCTACGAGTACAAACAACATAAAGCGTTTGTTTTATGTTGTATTGAAACCTAAACGCTCTCATTACATGGT